GTGCAGGTGGACACCACGCAGCTGGTGCCGCTGATGAACCACGGTGCTGGCCGCCTGCAGGCGGTGGCCTGTGTGCGAGAGCTGGAGCGGTACGGGCTGCTGGGCCTGTGGGCAGTGGACGGGCGCACCTGGGCGTGGCTGTTGCGGCAGCACGACGACCAGCCCAGCGGTGGCGCGCTGGCGCTGCCGCGCTGCACCGACCGCCCGGCACCGCCGCGTGAGCTGGTGCTGGGCCTGCTGGGGCAGCAGCTTGGGCGAGATGCCACCGCCGCCGAGGGCAAGCGGGCCAGCCCGCGCAGCTGGGGACTGGTGCGACCAGCTGCGCCCGACCCGGCACAGGACGTGGAGCGCGTGTGGGGCGCATGGCGCGACAGGCAGGCGCGTCCCGGTGCGTGCGTGCTGGCCGAGCCAGTGCAGCGGCAGGTGCGGGCTGCGCTGCAGCAGGCCACCGCCGACCAGCTCGTGCAGCTGATGGCGTTCGCCTACGAGGCCGACGAGCCAGCAGCACGGTTCTGGCGCGGACAGAACGACCACCGCCGCACGTACCTCGGGCTGGACAACCTGCTGCGCCTGGGCAAGCTGGCTGACCGCCTGCAGCTCGTGGAGCAGTGGGCCAGCACGCAGCGCCCGGTGGACGGTGACGGCACAGACCTTGGGCCGCTCGCAGCGTACAGGCGGCGCGGCCCGGCTGGCACGCAGACCACGTTCGACCCGCGCCCGGCACGGTTGGCAGCCCAGTGCGAGGTCATGCTGCGCCTGTTCGTAGAGCGTGGCGAGGACGGCGTGCGCACGCACGAGCTGGCCGAGATGGCACTGAAGTATTCCAGCCGCATCAGCGAGCTGCGCGGCTACGGTGCCGACATCGTGGTCGCCGAGCGGCACGAGGACGGCGACAACGTGTACCAGCTGCTGAACCCGGAGCTGGTGCAGCATCTACTGGAAGGGGGCGAGTGATGGCTGGCTGGATTGACGACGTGAAGGCACGGTGCACGGTGGGGCACGCTGCGGACGCCACGGGGATGCGCGCCACGCGAGGCGCTGGCCTCACCCCGTGCCCAGCGTGCAAGGCCGAGCACCGAGGCAGCGACGACAAGCGCGGCCCGGTTGGCAGCCGCACCGATGGGCAGGGTTGGCGGTGCTTCCGTTGCGATGCCAGCGGTGACCAGCTTGACCTGCTGGCGCTGGGATGGGGCGGTGCGCGGCTGCGCGACCTGCCGCCCGAGCAACGCGCCCAGCTACGCGAGCGGTGTGCTGCGCAGGGCTGGTGCACTGCGGACGACGAGGGGCGCACTGCCGCGACCCGTGGCGCGCCTGCGGTGCGCAGGCTGCCCACACCCGCGCCACCCGCTCCATCGCGGCCACGCTCGCCTGCAGGGCCGCCAGCGTCCACGCCACAGCAAGGCGGCCCGTTCGGCTGGCGGCCCGAGCTGCCCGGCGAGTGCGAGGCCGCGCTGTGGGCTGACGAGGGGGCGCAGGTGCTAGCGTACCTGCAGGGTCGCGGCTTCAGCGAGGAGACACTGCGCCACTGGCGCGTCGGCGCGCACCTCGTGCGTGCAGCCGATGGTCGCGTGCTGGAGCAGTACGTGGCGCTGCCTGTGCTGGATGCGAAGGGCGAGCCGATGAACGTGCGCTTCCGCAGCGTGCCAGGTGCCTGCCTGCGCTGCACTGGCACGGGCTGCGACCGTTGCAAGGCAGGGCAGGTGAAGAAGGTCTACCTGCGGTGCCCAGGCGCGGCGAGCACGCTGTTCGGCGTGCACCAGCTGGACGGCGACCCGGATACCGAGGTGGTGGTGACCGAGGGCGAGCTGGACGTGCTCGCGCTGTGGCAGTACGGGCTGCGCGCCAACGTGGTGACGGGCACGGCTGGTGCTGGCACGTGGCTGGACGAGTGGCTGGACGTGCTGGAGCCGTACCGCTCGTTCCTGCTGGCATACGACGGCGACGAGAAGGGTGACGAAGGCGCGCAGGCGCTAGCGACCAAGCTAGGTCGGGAGCGGTGCAGCCGAGTGACGCTGCCGCACAAGGACGCCGCTGACTGCCTGTCCGCGTGCGTGGCACAGCGCACGGTGCACGCGGCGCTGGACGCTGCAGCGCCGATGATGGACGTGAAGCTGGTGCGAGTGGACACCTACGCCGACGCCATCGAGCAGCTGGTGCAGCGTCCCGGCGAGCTGCGCGGGCTGCCCACTGGCAGCGCCAAGCTGGACGAGGCACTGGGCGGCTGGCGGCCCGGCCTCGTGGTGGTGACGGGCGACACGGCAGCCGGAAAGACCTCGTGGACGACGTGGGTGGCCCGCGAGCAGGCGCTGCGTGGTGTGCCCGTGATGCTGACCAGCTTCGAGCAGCGCCCCATCGGCACCGTGCAGAAGTTGCTGCGCGCCCAGCTTGGTGGCGACTTCAGCCACGCCAGCGAGCACGAGCGGCGCACGGCGATGGCGCAGCTAGGGCAGCTGCCCATCTACGTGCTCGACCACTACGGTGAACTCGGCACGCAGCAGGTGCTGGAGGCGGTGGGCTACGCAGTGCGGCGGCGTGGAGTGAAGCTAGCTGTCATCGACCATCTAGGGTTCCTCACCACTGGTGCCGAGGACGAGCGGCGCGCCATCGAAGAGGCGGTGCGGAAAATGGCAGTGTTCGCCGTGCAGCGCGAGGTCACGCTGGTGCTCATATGCCACCCGAACAACCTGTCCGTGACGCAGCAGCGGCGCGTCATGCTGGGCGACTTGAAGGGAGCGAGTGCCATCCGGCAGGACGCGCACGTTGGCATCGTGGTGGAGCGCATCCTGCCAGGCCGCGCCGTGCAGCACCCGGCGACAGCGGTGCACGTGGACAAGTGCCGCAGCGAGTTCGGTCTGCAGGGCGCTCGCGTGACGCAGTTCTACGACCCCGAGAGTTGCGTGTACGGTGAAAGCTGGGAGGCCACGCCAGCCGGGCGCGCTGGGCGTGGCTCGGCACTGGCTGCGCAGGCCAGCAGCAGCGGCTCGTAGACTTTTCTTCGTGGTGCCCTTGCGGCTAACCGCTGCCCGGTTACGGTTCGGTGGTCAGCAGCAAGGCCGAGAGGCCAAGGAGGTCAATATGGACATCGAACTTCGCAATCAGAGCACCACCGTGAGCCGGGTGGTGGACGCGCTGTGGAGCGTGCTAGCGGTTGCCCTGTGGGCAGCGGTCATGGCGATGGGCATGTACGCCTTCATCATGCCAGACCCGGCAGAAGAAGAGAGGGGGCGCGAGCTGTACGACGCGATGATGCAGCAGCTCACCGAGGAGCAGGTGCAGTGCGAAGCGCAGAGGCTGCACGACGTGCGGGTGCGGCGCAGGCCGACGCAGGCCGACGTGGACGAGGCGCACGCAGCGTGCGACCGCACGAGCGCATGGCGCTGACGTAGCAGCGCAGCGAGCGCCGAGGGGGCAACCGGGAAAAGTTCCGGCTGCCCCCTTGCGCGTGTAACCGCTTCGCGGTTAGCGTAGAGGTGTCAGCAGGAGTGACCGATGGCCCGCAGCAGCACCACCAGCACCAGCACCCGCACCCGCGCAGTGGCGTACCTCCGCGTGAGCACCGACAAGCAAGCTGACTTCGGCGTGAGCCTTGAAGCCCAGCGCGCCAAGGTGCAGCTCTACGCCGAGTTATACGACGTGGAGCTGGTGGAGGTGGTGGTGGACGCAGGGGCCAGCGCCAAGACGCTGGAGCGTGATGGGCTGCAGCTCGCGCTGGCCATGCTGGACAGCGGCAAGGCCGACGCCCTGCTGGTGGCCAAGCTCGACCGCCTCACGCGCAGCGTGCGCGACCTGGGCGCGCTGCTGGACGGTTGGTTCGGGCGCAAGGATGGCCCGGCGCTGCTGTCGGTGCAGGAGCAGGTGGACACCCGCACCGCTGGCGGTCGGCTCGTGCTGAACGTGCTGATGTCCGTGGCGCAGTGGGAGCGCGAAACCATCGGCGAGCGCACCGCCAGCGCGATGGCGCACATGAAGTCCGAGGGCACGTACACGGGCGGGCGTGCGCCCTACGGGTGGCAGGCCGACGCCGAGGGCCAGCTGCACCCGGTAGCCGCCGAGCAGGCCGCCATCGTGCTGGCGCAGCAGCTGCACGCCGAGGGGAACAGCCTGCGCGGTGTGGGCGCGCTGCTGACCGAGGCTGGCCACCTGCCGCGCAGTGGCGGCACCTGGCACGCCAGCAGCGTGCGCGTGGTGCTGGCCGCCCGGCTGGCGGGCGTTGCGCAGGCCGCAGCGTAGCACCGACGCTAGCGGCGATGCGCGGGCCTGTGGGCGCGCTGGCCGATGCGGGTAGGGCGCAGGCGCGCCTAGTTCTGCTTCGTGCCCTGTGCGTCCGCTGTGCGCGGCTGGCGTCGTCGCCCTATGAAGTCTCGGAGGCTTCATGCTAGACCTGCGCAACCTGCCGACCAGTGCCGTGATGCGGCTGGTGAAGGCCGCGCCGCGCCGCGACGGTGCGGGCATCGTGTGGGACTACGACCTGTCGGTGGACGTGCCCGACGCACAGGCCGCCGAGATGGTGGATACCTACGTGCCCGGCGCTGCGCGTGCGTTCGCCAGCGGCGACGACGGCGCACGCGGCAAGGCCAGCACCAGCGGCGGGTT